CCCAGCCGCAACCCGCGCCACCGCCTGGTGCAGCGAGGTGGGCTGTGAGCTTGACCATCAGCATCTCCGGGTTGCAGGCGATCGCGCGGGGCCTGGCCCAGGCGCCGGCGTACACCCGCCAGGTGCTACTCGAAGCCATGACCGAGGCCACGCTGCTGGCACAGCGGGAGTGGCAGGAGAACCTGCCTCGCGTCTCGGGCCTGACGGCATCGAGCATCACGAGCGACACATTCAGCACGCCGGTCGGGGTATTGGGTGTTGTGGCCAGCAGCCAGCCCAGCGCCCTCTTCCTGGAGCTGGGCACCAAGCCGCACATGCCGCCCGTGGAGGCGATGGTGCCCTGGGTGAAGGCGGTGCTGGGCATCACCGACCCCAAAGAGGTCAAGCGCGTGGCATTCCTGGTGGCGCGCAAGATCGCCAAGAAGGGCACCCCAGCGCAGCGGCCCATGGGGCGGGCGGTGGAGTCCACCACGGGCCAGATCGTGGCGATGTTTGAACGGGCTGCCGGGCGCATTGCCGACTTCATGGTTGGGGGCGGCGCAGCATGAGCACGCCATCCACCCTGGCCGCCACGCGCACCGCGCTGCAGGCCCTGCTGAGCGCAGTACCCGCTGCGGGCATGGTGCACCCATGCGAGCGCTACGCCAGCAGCGAGCAGGGGTTTAAACAGGCCTACCAGTACACGCACGCCGACCCGACCGCGGACGACTTCGCGGCGGAGCCGCACATCCGGGGCTGGTACATCCGGCGCACGGGGACCGCTGAGACGACCAGCAACGGCCAAATCCTGAACGAACACACCTGGCTGGTGCGCGGCTACCTGTCGTTTAAAGACGCGATCAGCAGCGAGCTGATCTTTGACGAGCTGGTCGAGCGCATGCGCGATGCCGTGCGCGTGGACAACTCGCTGGGCCTGCCCGGCCTGATCGGCGCCGGCCCATTCCAGGAGCGCGGTGTGCAGGTGGCCAACGCTGGCCCGGTGATCTTCGCCGGGCTGCTGTGCCACAGCGCCGCACTGGAGTTCAAGACCAACAACTGGGTCGAATGGAGAAAGCGATGAGCACACAACCCCCGAAAAAGCAGCCGACCAGGCGGCGCGCCAAGACGCCCGCCATGGAGCGCGTGAGGCTCGACCGCGAGCACACGCACCTGGGCAAGAAGCACCCGCCTGGAGCCGAGATCTCGGTGCACCCCGAAACCGCCCGCTGGCTGCGCGATGCCGGCGTCGTATCACCCACCACCACCCACATCAGCAACAAGGATTGACCCATGAGTTCGCAAAATATCATCAAGCGCGTTTTCGAGCCGACCGCCTTGGTCGGCCAGGTATCTGCCCGCAAGTACGGCACGACGGGGAGCTTCTTCCCCATCGGCAACGTGCTGAAGCTGGAGCTGACGCATGCCGAAAGCGAAGAGACGCAGCCGAACATGACGCGACGGGGCGGTGGTGCCTACGCTTCTCTGCGCCGCGTCACTGCCGCTCAGATCGAGATGCAGCTGGCTGATTCGAACGTGACCAACGTTGCCCGCGCCTGCCAGGCTGCGGTGCATGGTGTGGAGAGCGGATCGGTGGCGGCGGAGCAGCACACGGTGCAACTGGGCGGCAAGCTGCGCACCGCTCACATGGACATCACGAACGTCCGTGTTTACAAGGGCGCTGCGCCTGGAACCGCGACCGTGACCGACGAAGAGCACCTGGACGTGGACAAGGGCGATCTGATCACGCTGGAGAACAGCGATGTCTCGAACGTCGTCGTTAAAACGGGTGCCGACTTGGGCTCGGCCACCGAGCTCACGGCGGCCGGCAACTACACCGTGGTCAACGGCGGCAGCCAGATCCAGGTGGCGGCCGACGCGCCGGGTGTCACGAACGGACAGGCCTTCTGGGTCAGCTACCAACACCCGACCGGTGACCTGGTGGCGGCTGCTGGCAACTATGAAGTGGACACGGCCAGTGTGTATGTGTACCCCGAGGCAGCCGGCCTTGCTGAAGACGACACGGTGTTCCTGGCCTACGACTACGGCAGCTATGCGGTCATCGAAGCGTTGACCGCCGAGGCGGCAGAGCTGGAGCTCATGTTTGAAGGGCTGAACGAGACGGGAACGAAAAAGCCCTCTGTCGTGGACATCTGGCGCGTGAGCCAAGGCGTGGCATCGAGCATCGCGCTGCTGGCCGAGAAGGGATTTTCCACGCTGCCTGTCAAGGGCACCCTGGTGGAAGACCCCACGAAGACGGGTGAAGACACCAGCAAGTTCTATCGGGTGCGCAAGGCCTGACCTTCAATCTTTCCCTCCAGAAGCAGCTAAGGCCGACTTATGTCGGCCTTAGCTTTTTGTGCTTGGCGAGAGACAGTCACTTCATCGGTGCGAGAGGACTGTCCACGCGGAAAGCACAAGGGTCAGCAAGCCCATGCCAAAGCCCAACACACCCAGAGCCATGCCCAGGCCGACAGCACCGCCAGCAGCGGCCAGGAAGGCCAGACACAGCAACAGCAAGGTCAACTTGTACATAGAAATCATGTTACCCCATGGCGACTGAAAAGGTTGAGATACGCATTGACGCCACGGACAAGGCCTCGCCTGTTCTGAAGGGCGTGGCGTCGTCGATGGGGTCCATCGATCCAGCAGCCAAGCGCGCGGGCGCAGCTGCCGACCCGGTGCTGGACAGCCTGCAGCGCCGGGGCGCCAAAGCTGCAGACGGCATCAAGAGCATCTCTGAGCAGCTGGCCTTCGTTCAAAAAGCTGTGGTGCTGTTTCAGGGCGGTAACGTTCTGACCAGCCTGATCAAGGACGTGGCCGAAACGGCTGATGAGTACGCCAATCTGGCCGCGCGGATCAAGCTGGCCACCGGGGAAGGGGAAGCGTTTGATCGGGCGATGGAGGGTGTCACCGACATCGCCCTGCGAACCAACAGCAGTCTGCAGAACACCGGGAACCTGTTTGCTCGGCTCACCGACGCTGGCAAGAACGCAGGCCAGAGCGCCCAAGAGGCGCAGGCGCAGGCGCTGTCTCTGACCGAGTCGATCAACCAGGCGGTGCAGCTGTCGGGTGCCAGCGCCCAGGCCAGCGATGCAGCGGTCGTGCAGCTCATCCAGGGCCTGCAGAGCGGGCTGCTGCGGGGCGAAGAATTCAATTCGATGATGGAGCAGTCCCCCAGGCTTGCAAAAGCTCTGGCGGACGGGCTCGGTGTCACCACCGGCGAACTGCGCAAGATGGCCAACGAAGGCCGTCTGACCACAGAGGTGGTCACCACCGCTCTCAAGAGCCAGGCGGACACGCTCAAAGGTGAGTTTGAGACGCTGCCCCCGACCGTGGGCCGAGCGCTTCAAAACCTGTCCACCAGCTGGACGATCTATGTCGGAGAAGCCGACAAGGCCACAGGGGCGAGCAAGCTGGCGGCCGGGGCGATCGGCGCTCTGGCAGAGAACCTTGATACGGTGGCCGGCTACCTGATCGACGCCGGCCAGGCGGCGGCAGCTTTTGCGGCCCTGAGACTCGCTCAGACCTTCCTGGGTATTGGCGCAGCGGCAGCGACATCTGCCACGGCCATCGCGGCCAACACGGCGGCCATGACGGCGGCCAACGCCGCCAGCGCTGGTGCTGCAGCTGGTATTGGACGGTTCGCCGCAATCCTTGGGAGCCTCAAGACCTTTACGCTCCTGGGCATCTTGACGAACATCCAGGACATTGGCACCTGGATCGGTGAATCGGCGGCGAAGCTGGCCGGGTACAAAGACCTTACTGAAGAGTTGGCGCAGGCTGATCGCGCGCGCGCTCAAGTGGCCGAAGAGAACCGGCGCATCGCTGACGCACAGACCGCGGCCAACAGGGCAGCCATCGAAGCCCAGTTCCAGCTGAGCGCCGCGGCCAGGAGTTCGCTGGCGGTCTTTGATGACATGTTGCGCAGCGGCAAATCGGTCGCTGAAGCCGTGGCAGAGATCGGGAAGGACTTTGACCTGGCCAGCCAGCCGGGTATTGCGAACGCGGCAGCGGTGCTCGACAAGCTGCAGGCTGACGGGAAGATCAGCGCTGAGCAATTCAAACAGGCCTGGGTCGACGCGCTCAAGGGTGAAGACCTGGTGGCCTTTGAAGTCAAGGCGAAGGCGGCGCTGGATGGAACGGCCCGCGAGTCTGAGCGGGTCGCCGCCATCATGGACGCCACGCTGCGTGAGGCGATTCGCCGGAGCGGAGAGGACTTCGATGCGCTCGCCGGGGGAATGAGCAAAGCAGCTCGCAGCGCCATCAACGACACAGACACCATCATTGCGAGCCTGGACCAGCTCAAGACCCAAGGCGTGGACGTTGGCAGGGCACTGGAGGCCAGTCTTTCCAAGGCGATCAAGACCGCCGACAGCCAGGCAGCCATCACTGCGCTGCGAGATCGCGTGGAGCAACTGCGCAGTACGCTGGGCAACCAGGTGGCCAATGGGCTGTTGTCACAGATTGAAGACCAGGCCAAAAAGGCAACGGGAGCTTTGAGTGGGCTCGATGGTGCACTCAAGAAGCTGGGCATCACCAGCGACACCGAGCTGAAGAAGGCTGCGACCGACACCCGAGCGCTCTATGAAGAAGTGGTCAAAACGGGTGGCAGTGCGCGTGAACAGGCGCAGGCATTCGAGAAGATGGCCAACGCGGCGATCGCGTCGGGTGATTCTGCTGCTCTGGCGTTCGCAAAGAGCCAGGCTGCTGTGCGTGGGTTCGAAGTCACCACCGACTCGGCCGGGAAGACCATTGTTCGCAGCATGAACGATGCCGCCGACGCCACCCGTGGTGCGGGCGATGCGGCCAATGGTGCGGCAGGTGGCTATCGGAACATGGCCCAGAGCGCGGAACAAGCTGCAGAGTCGGCAAAGAAGCTTGCGGAGATCAACGCAAGATACGAAAGCCCACTGGGGCCAGACAAATACGCCAGACCAGAGGGCGGCTCGGTCACGGGCAACACCCGCGAAGAGCGCTTGGCTGGTCAGAACGCCGTAGACAACTCGTTGCTGTTCGAACTCGAAGCCAAGCTCAAGCGCGGCGCACTGACCGAGGCTGACAACGCTGACATCCGCGCAGCGATCGCGGCCCTGGAGCAAAACGAGCAGATCGACAGGGATGTTGACCGCATGAACCCCGGAGGGTTCTCGCTGGAGGGCATGGCCGACCGAGCGAAGTGGCGCGCCGTGCGCCAGCAGCTGGAGCAACAGTTGGCGAACACGGCCGTGGGCGCGGGTGGCAGCAGCGGTCAGGGCGGCGCTGGCCAGGGCGGCGGAAACAACACCACACACAACGTCAAGGTCGATCTGGGTGGTGGTCGCAAACGATCCTTCAGGGCCGCCAGTGCCGACGACGCGGCAGCAGCCGCCGCAATGCTGAAAGAACTGGAAAACGCGGCTGGGAGATCGTCGAGATGATCACCCTCACCTACAACGGCACCACCGCTCACCTGGGTGATCGGCTCATCTGGCTGGATGAGTTCGGCCAGTCTCCCGTCAAGCAAGTCACCGGGCCCGGCACCACCGGCGCGTTGCTGGTGCACGTGGGCGTGCGCTTGGCTGGCCGCCAGATCACGCTCGATGGCGTGGATTCCAAGGCGTGGATCACGCGATCTCTGTGCGAGTCGCTTGAGCTGTGG